GCACAAGGGGTTCAAGCCCAAGACGCTGGCCGTGTCGCTGATGATCCCCTTTGTTGATCGGGTGCAGTTGACTGACCTGATGCGCATGGCCGAAGCCACGGCGAGCGGCGGGGAGTTGCATCTTTACCGCGTCGTGAACGATACCGCCGAGGCCTTCGGCGTGCGCCAGGTGGAGTTTTCCGAAGGCGTCAGCGCCCGGGAGGCGGACAACCTGAAAGCCTGGCTGGTGCAGTTCACGCTGAGCGAGCGCGAGTCGAACCCGGAAAAGGTCGAGGGTCGGCGTGCCGGCAACAAGGTCGACGCCCAGGGCGCCCCGGGTAGCGCGGTCGGTGAAGGTGGTAGTAACTCAGGTTCGAGCGACAACCCGGAGCTGAGCGGCTTTGAAAAGGTGCTGGGCCGCGTGGATAAGTGGCTGGGGAGTGAACAGGCGTGAAACTGCACAAGGTTCTGTCGATAAATGGCGCGCCTGTTCGCCTGGTCAAGGAAGACGTTCGGCTGGACGCCACCAGTCCAGGGCGGGCGAACTTCACCGTTCAGTCTGCTGAGCCGCTGAAAGGGTTGGTGACGCTGGATATTGGCTACAACGACCGCACGCTGCAGCGCCACTTCATCGGCTACGTCGAGCGTTGCACCGCCGCCAATGCCAAAGAGCAGGTGTTGTTCTGCCGTGAGCTGGCTGCTGTGCTGGCCAACCCGTTGCCGTTGAACCTGCGTCACGTCGATCTGCGCGCTGTGCTGGCGGCCATCAGCGAGCAGACAGGCCTGCGCTTTCGCGTTCCCGATCGGCCTTACGCCGGCGTGAAGGCGCCGTACTTCTACAGCCTTGCCGCCGGATACCAGGCCATGGACAGCCTGGCCCGAGTGTTCAGTATTCCCGACTTCACCTGGCACCAGCTGGGGAACGGCGAAGTATTCGCCGGCAGCTGGGCCGACAGCTTTTTCGGCGCCCGGACGGCGCTGCAGATCCCCACGGAGCTGTTCGACGGCTACCAGGGCAACCAGAGCGCAATGGTGGCGGCCCTTCCTGGCCTGCGACCGGGCGCAACGATCAACGCCGGCGAACGCGTCACCAGTGTGGCGCTCGCCAATGACCAGATGGCCATCCGATGGAAGACGCAATCCGCCGCGCTGTAGAGCGCCAATTTCCCGAACTCACCGGTGGTTACCACCTGCCACGCTTCGCCCGCGTCATCGCCGTGACCGATGCCCCGGCGGATGCCGGGATCTGCGACGACTTCCGTCCGCGCTATGCCGTGGATATTGAAGTCTTAGGCGCCGACGACGAGCCAGATCCGGCAATGCCACCGCTGACCGGCGTCCCGCTGCCACTGCCCACCGGTGGCGAGGAAATGGGCATTTACGCCTTTCCGGAGGAAGGCACCCGCGTTGTGGTGTGTTTTGCCTACGGCCTGCCGAACAAGCCCTACATTCAATCGATCTTGCCCCACGGTCTGAGCATGCCGAAGGTGCCGAAAGGCGACCAGGTGTGGCAGCACAGCGGCGCCGCCCAACAGCGCGTCGACGCGGACGGCAACTGGTTACGCCATACCGATGGCAAGATCCGGGATCAAGCGATCGAGCGCGAGGTTGAAGCCCTGGACAACCGCGAGCAGTTCCAGAGCCACACGCGGGCCGTTGACGACCATTCGACCGAGACGGTGGGTGGTGTGAAAAAGATCGAGGCGCTGGGCGCGCTCAAGCTTATGTCGGGCGGATCTGCGAGCCTGGCGGCGGTGGACGATCTGCACCAGGCTACCGGCCGGGATCTGAACGTGATTGTGGGGCAGAAGCACAACGCCACGGTGGGCGGTGATATGCAGGAGCGTATAGAAGGACTGCGTCACAGCTTGGCTGGCGTAAGTCAACGCTTGCAAGCGCCCAAGAGCTGGATTGGATCAGAAACCGTAAACACACTTGAACTGATGGTTGAGTTGTTGGCGATTGTAGGGGATATGAATTCGGCAATTGCCACTCATGTCCACCCCCCGTTAGCTCCTCCCGCTTCTTCCACGATTTTCGAGACCTTTTCCCAGAGCGCGAAGAGATTAGAGGCACTGCAACGCACGATAACCCTATAAACCCTAAGATTTGTCCTATGATGTGGATTCGTCTAAAGGGAGGGATAGACATGCAACCAAAGGTTTTTATTTCCTACAGTTGGAGCTCACCAACTCATCAAGAGTTGGTGAAGTCTTGGGCCGACCGTTTGCTTGAAGATGGCATCGATGTCGTGCTTGATATTTACGATTTGAAAGAGGGGCACAATAAATTCGCATTTATGGAGAGCATGGTTTTAGATGAGACAATATCTCATGTACTTGTTATATGCGACAGAGTTTACTCTCAAAAGGCCGATGCGAAAATTTCCGGAGTGGGAACCGAATCCCAAATCATTTCCAAACAAGTCTACGAGAAAGTAAACCAGACAAAATTTATTCCTATCATTTGTGAGTACGATGAAGCCGGACAGGCGTATACCCCCCTATTCATCAGCTCGGCGATATATATAAATTTCTCCTCTCCCGAAGCGGTGAATGAAAACTGGGAAACACTTGTTAGACTTCTGCATGGCAAGCCTTTGCATCGTAAACCTGCTATCGGAAAGCCTCCTAGTTATATAACTGCCGAAGCGTCTGAAAATGCAACTCCAAGTGCAACAAAATTTTATTCACTTAGACAAGCAGTGCTTCAAAATAAGCCCGGAATACCGGGATATCGGGAAGACTTCTTAACGACTTGCTATGAGTTTGTAGATTCTATGAGGGTGCGTACGCCACCAGATTTAGACTCCTTGGGGGAGCGGGTTTTGGGTGACTGCGCCCGCTTAAAAGATGTCAGAGACCAGTTAGTTGACTGGATCTCACTGGAGGTCAACCGCGCAGATGAGAATTCATTCGGCGAAGTCATTCTCAAGGTTCTCGAGAAGATTCTGGATCTAAAATCAAAGCCTGAAGAACTCAACCCTTGGAACGAGGCATGGCTTGACGCTCTCCACTTATTCGCCTATGAATTATTCATCTACATTATAGCCACTTTAATGAGGAGCGAAAAAACAGTAATCCTGAAAATGATATTTGAGGCACAGTTTCTGCTACCAAAAGCAGAAAGAGATCGTGGACGAAAATTCGATGGGTTCGGCTCGTTCTGGACATACTCCGCAACTTTAGGGACTGTACTAAAGCCCGCTGATGGCGGCACTTACAAGAGTACAGCAGGAGAGCTAATAAAGCGGCAGGCAGATCGGCAAGACACACCTTTCTCTAGTTTGAAAGAAGCAGAGCTGCTTATTACTCTCGCATCTTTCGTCACCTCTAGCTCTCGACCTTGGTATCCTCAGACTTTTTTCTATTCTGCTTTTCACGAAGAATATGAATTTTTCCTTCGAGCGACTCAGCGCAAACACTTTTCGAAGCTGCAAATTATTCTCGGAGGCAAAACGCTAGAAGAAATAAAGGAGGCGGTAATAATAAATTCGAAAAACTTACCGAACGAGTACAGAAGTTTTTCTCAAAATGGCCCTTTTTGGGATGCATTTAATCTCGATCAGATGAACACACTATAGACTATTACAACGTGAGATAGGGAGGTCACCTCCCTATCGACACAAGTCAAGACAGCCTACACCACCAAGATTGCGCATAAGCGCAGCCATCGATGTACTCAATGCCGCTTAATACGAATCCTGTAACGGCCATCCCTGCCAAAGTCGCATCAAGCAAAGGCGGCAGCGGATCCGGATCAAGTGGCATTCCCACCTCAACGCGGGCAACGTTAGCTGCACGGCCTAATTCATGGCATTGAATAGAATTGACGATCACGTTGCCCCGGATAGCCGGATACCGGCGCCGCTCCTTCGGATCCAGCGCGATACCACGAAGACGCATTGGGGTGACAAGTACGTGCATGGCTTCTCCTACTCGTCAGCGTCAATCACTTGGCCCTGGTGGAGTGCATGCGCTTGCCGAAGCAACGCTTTGTGATGGGCACCAGGCATTGAGAGTAAAGACACCTCATCACGCAGCATAATCCGCCACTGCGCCATTGAGGGCGCTTCAGTCGTCGGGGTTCCAGCAGATTCTACATTCATCGGCCATGCCTACCTTGCTGATATACTGTATATGCAGACAGTATATCGGTAGGCGTATTCCTCAACATCAATGGAGCGACTGACGGCATTTCGCGACCAGTGAAGACGTGCATTTCTGATTCGATGTCCGCAGCTGATCGGCCCGCGGAAAATCCTGCAGCCAAAAAAAATCTGCTGAAAAAGCACTTATCCCCCTCCCGCCGGCGGGCTACATAACGCGCTTATGTGCAACGCAAACGCGTGTGCAAACGATGTCCAGCGTAGGGCGCGTATGGGGGCCTAACTGAAATTTACTTTTTCAACGTTTGCAAACTCTTGTAAAGGAGTGAAACCGCTCGCCCCAATGGTACGACTGCGCATAGTCACGCTCCGATGCAATCAAGCCCCGAATTCATTGGGTCGCTCCCCATAAAAATCGCACATTCAATGCATTTTTTTCGCAGGAAGGGGGGCAATTTTTGCTTTAGGTTGAATCTCTGCTCTGAAGAAATCCGCCCGTCGAGTCCTTGTTTTATTGGTATCAGTGCATTTGGACGATCTCACAAAGCTTCAGATGACCATTCAGCTACTGCTACTCACAGAGTCCCTGAGAAAACACTTTACCTAAGCTAAGAACCGAGGTAGTAAATGCCATCACAACGCCACCTCTCCTCAAGCCCTCCTCAAGGGGTTAGCTGAATACAAGGACCACGTATGAGTAGTTGGATAGAAAGAATCGCCAATCACGCCGTGTTCAAAACTTTAGATGCCTTGAATAAGATCTTCGAAGCTCCCAGCGTTGCCGACAAGGAAGAGCTAGAGGTAATAGAAGCCGTCGAAAAAGCCAAGGCAATAGTTAGCTTTGTTCAACTTCGCATAAACCAAGCCGACCCATTACTAACATCGCCCACTGTACTTAACAACATAGATGGCTCGTTGCAAGCAGCCTTGCACAACATTACTAACTATGCGCAAAACAGCAATTATGGGCACTGGGTAAATGCACTAAACGAACTCGAAACATGCTGCATTCTAACCACACAAATACCGCTCCTGACTCGCGACGGTATCGACAGCATGATCCAGTCGGCAACAGAGTTCCGCTCGTCCATTTCGAAATTGTTTAAATCAGTACAATCTGAAAGTAACGAATTATACAAAGCACAGGCAGACTTACAGCAAAAAATCACTGACACTACTGCAGAAATAAATTCTCAAAAGCAGCGATTAGACACGGCAATAACTACTTATCAACAGCAATTTTCTGAATCCCAACAAGCAAGGCAAAATGATTTTTCCACCTCAGAACAAGCAAGACTCCTAGCTGGAGTTACGAGTGAGGAAAGCCGACAGCAGTCATTTGAGTCAATCAAAAATCAACACATTCAAGACTTCGAACAGCTCATAACCTCTTCAAAAAAAGTTCATGCTGATGCGCTGGAGGAGTTGAAGAGTACCGCACAGACTGCGTTGGATCTTATAGAGTCTCAAAAGGAACACTGCCAAAAGCTTGTTGGCATAATTACTAATACGGGTATGGCTTATGGATTTCAGAAGACAGCTAACGAAGAGCAGACAAGAGCGTTCGCATGGAGCATCGTCGCAGTAGTTGCGATGGCTATCTGGATAATAACTGGATGTGTATTTTTCGGATTCACCTACGACAAAGAACTTACACTTCCCTCTGTTATCAGACAATTCCTGATATCTACACCTTTCGTACTGCTTTCCGGATTCGCCGCACTTCGTGTTAGCCAGCATCAAAAAACCGAACGAACCATGCGCAAATCGGAACTGGAGATTGCTTCGATCGATCCATTCCTAGCCACACTGTCGGACAAAGATCGTAACGAAGTTAAACGTGAATTCGCAACGCGATACTTCGGTCAAAACGATGTGCCAGAGAAACAGGAGCCTGTACCCTCGAACATGGTGGAGTTGATTGGATCGCTTGTGAAGCTAGTTCAAGATCTGACAAAAAAGCAATGACTGAACGCATTGAGATCCTATGAATGGAAACGAGAACGAGCCCTATGAGCCCAAGCAAAGTTCGAATCGGGGCGCGTGTCAGCGTCCCAAAAGAAAAGGTTTTACAATCTCGCCCATGGGAAGAGCCCTACGGAACGATCGTCAGCGTCAGTAACCCTGTCAGCGTATCGGTAAGATTAGACGGTGAATGCGCCACGATAATTTCAGTTGCTCGCGATGAGCTCGAAGATGAGTAAGTCCACCCAGAGCTTCTTAGCTCATGTCTCTTATTAGAGCTAAATCAGGGAATTAGGCTATTACAGAAATGAATACAGAAATACACAAGCCAACGCTATCTTTAAAAACTTGCCAACTTTGCGAAAAAGAAGAAACTGGGGAAATCAGCCATATTATTCCACGCTTTGTATCTAAGGCACTCGCCAAAGAAAGTGGATACCGGCTTAGAAATACAGAAGACCCCAACAGAATAGTACAAGACACGTTGAAACTACCATTTCTAGGAGAACTGTGCGAAGACATTTTCGGAAAATATGAAACCCCGTTCGCTAGGAAATTTCAGTCATACCTAAAAAACCCTGATGCGGTCCTAGAGATAGATGAGCAAGCATTCCGACTTTTGGTCTCAGTTTGCTGGCGAGTAGCGAAATATCTAATCCGCTCTAATCATGACAACCCAGAGAACATTGCTCACTTAATTAAACCAGAGCGCGCCTGGAGACGTTTCCTTTTAAACGAGACAGATGCTATCGATCCCTTCCCCATTTACCTTTTCCTAGATAGAGATTTTAGCGAAACTGAAATTAGAGAGTCCAACTCATTGACCGTGACTCGCCTCAGATATGAGATAGGAATTGCTGTAAACGGATATTATGGTGAAAAGTTTACTCGACAGGCCGTTCAAGCCAAACTTGGCCCCATTATTATCTGCGGCCATATGCGTGACCTAACAATCGAAGACTCAGCAGAATTAGAACATTGGAAGGTATTCTTAGTAAAACCGAATATTAGAATCCTTCATCATCCGAGAAAGCTCCCCACCAGCGTGGTGAAAGCCATTGATCAAAACATTGGTTTCTCCACAAGAAGATTAAGCACAATGAATGAGGAACAAAAAGCAAAGCAAAAAGAATTTGCCGACAAGCATCTAAATGGCTCTATCGCTAACAAGTACGTACAAAAAGACATGAGCTTATTTGATTCTGAATAATGAAATTCAGATGCACGGAGATGGAGGGCGAACCGAGCCCCATCAAGCTCGAAGCATCAGTCGACCACTTGGACGAAAGGTTTTTTCCGTCCAACGACCGTCCAATTCACGAAGATTTCATCGCTGCACATATGCACAGAGGTGCTCGGAAACTATTGGTTTTTCTGGTTTCACCCCGTAAAGTGGCCATCCTAACTCGGGCTCATAATCCTTTGGTCCACGGTTCAAGTCCGTGTGGGCCCACCACATTTGAAAGCCGCGCTACATGCGCGGCTTTTTCTTGGGCGATCAGTTGAGGGGACAATCTTTGCGAGC